CTTCAGCAACGAATGTTGAAGAAATAAGCATATCATCAATATTGATTAGCTTTTCAGTTTGTTTAACAGTTGAGCCAGTTATCTCATTTCCTGCTGTATGATATTCTGCTGTGATTTTACCAGTGACTGGAAAAGAAGCAGATTTACCATTTTGAATATTTCTTACAGTAGTCATATTCATCATTTGGTTTTCTCTACCAAAAGCAGATAATACTTCACCACTGAAGATTTTTAGGAAAAGAGCATTAGCGTCACCTGTTGCTAGGTTTTGACCTAGTCTTGTTGGTGTAGCGTTTGCCATAGTTTATTTTCTCCTTTTTAACTATTTATTATCTACTCATTTACTTTCATTGCTAAGTTGTCACTCGTAAGTGGCTAAGTTAGATTTTAATAAGTACACCCCTCTTATGAGAAGTGGTGTTCACTTGTTAAATCTTTTGGACATTACTTTCCAAAATTCTTCTTCAGTTAATCTTTTCTTTCTTTTCTTTGTTTTGCATTTACACTCTTTGCATTTACATTTCTTTTTATATTTTTGTTCCAAGTTTCCAAGACCTCAAAGCCCAATATACTGGTGATAGATTTTTTTGACCTTTTACTTTATCTAACAATGCACCGTGTCGTGCCATAAAAGATTTTCTATTACTGTCTGAACTTCGTTTTATTTTCATATTTGGGTCACCAAATCTGACTGTCTTGATATTACCTGTTGATTTATCTTTGACGTAAACTTTAAACTTTTTACTTCCTGTATTATCTCTAATAATTTTATTTAAAGGTTTTTTATCTTCCACCTCTATTTGCCTTTTTAAAAGTTCTCTTTTTACTTTTATTCATAGAAGAAAATTTAGGTCTCTTTTTTGAGATACTTGTTTTTTTAAATCTACTTCTAGTTTCGTGTTCTATCTTATTAAGAAGACTATTCTTCTTTTTTGCCACCTACTTTCCTGCAATTTTAAGTGCCTGTCGGTGTGCAAATTTAAAAGACTTACCTTTATTCATTAATGAGTTCATCAAAGCCATATGCTTTTTTGAGTGATGAACACTATGTTTTTTCAAGGTAGCTTTTTGTTTATCTGTAAGTGCCATATTAGTACATCTTTAGCTTTTTCTTTTTAGCCATAGCAATTGCAGATTGTTGTTTTTTGCTTTTGCTTTTACCTTTTTTGTTTTTCTTTTTTCCGTACATTATTTTTTCCCCTTTATGTTTTTAAGAGTAGACATTCCAAAACTTCCTGAGAATACAATAAGGACTGCCCACCAAAATTCAGTTGGTGCTGATTTAAGTATTTCAAAACCTTTCATCATATAAGGTTGAGAAAACGGTAGAAAAGTAAAAATAAAAATAGCACTAATTAAAAGAGTTAATATTTCATCTTTAATTGAGTGTTCTTGTTGTCTTACTTGTTCAACAGAAACAGTTTTTACTGCTTCAATTTCTTTTGCTCTAATTATTTTATCTTTCTCCATTTTATGATTTATTCCATCTATGACTTTAGAACCAATCATTCTAGTCAATGGATTTTTCAAAACTGGTAAAATAAAATTAAGCATTTCTTGCTCTATTCCTTTTTATTGATGATACTCTTAAATTAGAAGGTGAGTTATTTCTTGGGTTGCTATCTTTGTGGTCTACATCTTTACCTGCAAGTTTAGCTTTACCAAGTCTCTTAGCCATCAAACGTCTAGCTATATTTCTGCTAGACCTATTCTTACGTTGTTCTGGTTTTGAGTGATAGTTTTTGTACTCACGCTTATAATTTCTTTCCATTAGATTACAGAACTTCTTGCTAGTTTATCTTCTACTTCTTTTCTAAACGCAGGGTCTTTACTGTATCTTGGGTCATTCATTGCTTCAGTGACTTGTGCTACAGATTTAAATACATCTGTTGCAACATTTTCTGTATCACCTTCAAACAAAGATTGTTGTGGATTATCTGGAGACATACCTGCACGTGCCATAAGTCCAGTCACGGCTTGTTTAACTTGTTCAGTACTTCCATTGTCTATTGTGTCATTGAAAGCGTCTTTTTCAGATTGTGATAAATTCTTTGCAGACCAATCTAAAAGGTTTGCATAGTTATCTTGTCCACCGACAACATTATGAATAGTTGCAACGTCATTATCTGCTAATGCTTTTTGACCTGCAATATATCCATCAACTAAATCTCTAGATAAACCCATACCTTCTAATTCAGTATAACTTTTATCTGAGAGTTCATTGTTTTCAGTATACTCCTCGTAATACTTATCTAGTTGTTGAACTTCCTGAGGTGCTTCTTCAGTACTTTCAGGAACTTCTTCTTTAGGTGCAGACATTTTCTTTTCAAGTTCACCATATGCTTTTGCTAATTCTTCTGCAGAAGCAAACTTCTCAGGCAACCAGTTAGGTCTCGCTTCATCTTCTGAAGATTGAACTTTATTATCTGGTTCAGAAATATTTATGCTTTCACCGTTTGCATTAACTTGACTTTCATTAACATTAATACCTTGTTTAGCTAAATCTTCCTGAGATTGTTCTAATGGTTTATTTGTATTGTCTGGGTTTATTTCAACTCTATCAGTCATTTATTATTCTCCTTGTAATGATACTTGCCCTTCACCATCAATTTGAGGTCTGACATTAGAATTAGCGAGTTGCTTTCCTGCTTCTATTGCTACTCTTGGGTCAGCTAGTGCCTGTTGTGCAAATTGTTGTTGTTGGGCTTGTTGTTGTTCTTGTTGGATTTGTTCGTTTGATTTAATTAATCCCTGAGTATCAATACCGTTTGCTACTGCAAATTTCTTAATAGCGTCATCAAGATTAATATGTCTTGCAAGTGTTTCAGCACCTAAAGTACCTGCTAGGTCTGACATAAATTGAAGTAATCTCAACCTGTCACTTGCTCTACCAAGTGCTTCCATTCCAACAATGATTTTTGTTTTCACAATATCTTTTGGAAGTTCTGGTAAAAGTTTCTGTTGTCTTAACATCGCTAATTTAGTGTTGATGTAAGGCAACTGAAATTCTGTTGTTAATATTCCGTAAACGCCACCTAAAGCGTCTTGTAATTCGTTAGCTACTAATTGTACTTCTGTAGCCGTCACTCTTTCTGCTTGTCGTTGAACACTTGCATTTAGAAGAAAAGCAAACTGAAGTCTTTGTTCAATTCTATTCATTGCTTCAAACGTCACTCTAAAATCTCCAAACTTATTAGCTTGAAGAACTGAAACGTCACCTGCACTACCTTCTATGATTGCGCCATTAGGTGCTTTAGCAATTGCACTTGCTCTAGTTGTTCCTGATGGATTTACCATTAGAAGCATTTTTGCTGAAGCTGATGAACCTTCTAATATTGCTCTTGATAAACCTTCTAAAGATTTAAGGTCACCAAGATACATTTCTGTATGACCTCTACCGTAGTTAGCACCATCTATTCTATTAAATCTTAATGCTAAATATGGAAGTTTATCTAAATCGTATTTTGCAGAATTAACAATCTTACCTTTTACTTCCTGCATTACAGAAAAATTATTTTTTTCTCTTTTAATACAAGTAAATAAATTAATTATTTTTTGTTCTTCTTGAACAACATTACCTATAATTTGTGATAGTTTTTTTGGTAAAGTGTTTGGTGATAAACTTTCTTTAATAATTATTTTTAAAATTTTACCTTGTGGGTCTCTCTTAACTACATAGTTATCTAATCTATAAACTCTTAATCCAGTATCTGTTAATTTTAATAAAGCATTACCAGAAACAATTAAATGTTTTAACGCTTCATATACTGCAACCCTGTCATTGTTTCTTTCAATGCTATCCATAACTGCTTTTTCAATTTTTGCTAAACCTTGCTCAATTGTAGCTTTTTGTTGTGGGTCACCTTGAATTTGTCTGTAGACTAAATCATCAACATCTAATCTAAAGAAAGGTGCTTGTGGTGGAAATAAAGCTAACATTAATTTACTAGCTAAATTCATTACACCTCTTGCACCAATAGCTTGATAAGGCGTTGGATATGTTGTTGCCTGATTACTACCTGCAGGTGGATATAAATATGGAATAGTTAGTTCGGCACTTTCTCTTGCTCTTTCCAAATAGATTTCTCTATCTATCTCCATCTTTTGATACTGACTTTCGATAGAAGATTTACTGTCTATGGAAGTAGAAAATCCAAACTCATATCTTTCCATTATGCACTTGGTATATTAAGACCACTCTTTGTAAGACCAGAAGTTGCTAGAGGTATTCTCAAAGTTCCTCTACCGACCCTTCTTCTTGCTACTCTTGAAGCAACAGTTGTGTCTCTACCTTCAGCGTCTGCAGAAGTAGGTGCAACTTGTTTAGTTGTTGCGCTTGATACACTTGGTGGTGTAGCAGGAATTGGTTCTGGTGCTGGTGGTGGCGCAGGGGCTTTTACACTTACACACATATTAGTTTTCTCCTTGTATTTTAAATTGTTCGATTAAATGATTTACGACTGACCTTTGACCTGATTTGTAGAAGACTTCTTTTTCTGTATCTTTTAAATCAGCACATTTGTCAGGAAACAATTGTTCTAAATAATTAATAAGTTCTTCACTTATTAGTGGGGTTTTTATCTTTTTTTGCATTAGATACTCCTAAAGTGGAACTTATTTCAGACCTTTTACTTGCGATATGTCCTGCTATGGCTTGATAACCACAACCATCTACATAGTCGTCAATGTTATGTTCACCTGCTTGTGACCTTGCTATTTTTAGCAAAGTCATAAGTTGAGCAACGTCTTCAGGTGTCAAAACTATCATAAGTTTTGTTTTGTTTTGTAAATACGAAGACCACAATCTAGCAATGTTTTCGTGATTAGCTACTTTATCACCGTGTGTCTTAGCACGACTGTCATTAACTAGCTTCTCGGTTTTCTTCAAAATGTCTGTAGTGTTCATATTTATAACTCCATAATTTAGGTTCTTGTTTTTTGTAATCGTATTCACCTTCTCTAAGTATTCTTGCTAGTCTACTTTGGTGATATGCGTCTTCAATTGTGTATCCATTTCTTTGATACTCTTGAAGTACTGCTTCCCACATTGAGGATATGTTTTTCTTACCATCAAGTATTCTACTTGCCTTGACTGCACCGACACCTTTGCACCCAATATAACCATCTGACTTATCGCCAGTTAGAACCTGAGTACAAAAGTTTAAGTCGGCTTTCTGGTTGTCTACGAACTCAATGCTATCGTCTATGATAAAGCAATGCCAAGTAGGTATAGTTCGCATATCTTTGTCACCAGAAACGACAACGCAATTATCTTTATACTTGCCTGTAGCAAGTAATCCCAATGCGTCATCACCTTCAAGGAACGGAAAGGATATTGTTTTATGCGTTTCTTCAATCCAATATCTTAATGGTTTATAAGCTATTGGTTTTCTAATTCCTTTTCTAAAAGATTTATATTCTAAATCTATTTGCTTTCTGTAATTTGAGACATCAGAAAACGCTATGATTGCGTGTGCTGAATTTGTATGTTGTAAATAATAAGCAATAGATTGTTTCCAAAATTGCTTACACTTGTCTAAATCACAATGTAAAGTCCATACATCGTCTTCCCACTCGATAGGTTCTTCTAAAGCAGAAGTAATCTTATAAGCGAGTAAGTCTCCATCAACCAACATCATTTTACCTTTGTTGGCGTGAAACTCATTTAAGTTTTTCATATATTCTCCTCATTGATTTAATTGTGGCACGTGGAAGTACGTT